CGAAACCAAGGTCGTGGATTAGTGAACACATGTCACCATAGCCAGCACCAATTTCAACAATTGACTTGATAGAACGTAGCTTCTCCTTACCGAACCCAGTAATCATAAGATGACCAAGGTTCTGGATACGCTGCGTTGATGTATCAAAATCATTAGTTGGGCGAAGTGCTTCTGCCATACCTTCTGGAATACCAATCCAGTTTTCTAGCAGAGCATTATAGATTTCTTCGTCACGATAAGCATGATAGAATGCTTCGCCAAAGAAACGAGATGTTCTGTACTGTGTTACAAGAGGAACGTTGTGGATACTAGCCCACAAACGAAAACGATTGAGCGGGAGTGTAGCACAATCATGCTTGAACACTTCCCGCATCGTTGGCCAATAATCTGACCCGTTTACCGCTTTAGCTTCACGCTGCTTCACAGACCATTCTGAATTCGGATCAAAGTCCGACCAAATAATATTCATTACCAAACTCCAATTATGTTATGCTTGTCTTTCTAGATATGTAGTATTTGATCTAGTAGGTAGGAAATAGTCATCAACAAGTTGAGCAACTACGTTTTTATCAAAAGGCTTGCACGAAAAGACGTCTAGGTACATATCACCTGAATCGTCGCAGAAATGTGCACAAATGTTACTTGTTTCGATTAGCTGGACAAGAGTATATCCAGACTTATTACCGTCGCCAAAGTGAACGATCTGTGGTTCGCCATAAGCAACCATGTCAATCTTCTCAACTAGATCGGTAACGAATTCGTAAATTGTTGCTGGACTTGTTACTGCTGCTCTATCGCAATCGCCCGCATTGATGATTAGGTGATAACCCCAGTAGGTCTTTTCGTTCATTCTTGACTCCTAAAAATATTGATATGGATCTAAAACTTGAACATATTCAATAGAGTCGATACGGAATGAACGCCATCCACCCTTCATCACGTCCCATACAGCAAGAACTTCTTTGTTCTCGTCATGGAATTTCTTTACGTCTTTTTCTTCTTCGACATATGTCGGAGGAAGTAGACCTGGCATGAGAGTGCAACGCATCTCTCGCTTTTCGCCATTAACCTTTGTGAAATAAACTGCAACAACATTCTTGCGTAGGTCTTCTAGCAGAGTGTCACGATCGTAGGTAGCCATAATTTATGCTCCGTGGTAATTATTTTCCAATAGAACCTTGCGAGTGTCTGAAGTTTCTTCAACAAGATGCTGCTTTAGCTGCTCATATCCGCCGATGTTAAAACCATCAACGACTACGACAGGAAAAGTCTTAGCTTCTGGAAACTTTGATAGTAGAATCTCACGAGTAAAGTCTTCGTCTAACTTATACTCAATGAAATCTTTACCGTGTGTGCGTAGGATTTGCTTTGCTTGATCGCAATGCACACAATTAGTCTTTGAATAAATCTCAATGGCCATTAAAGTAATCCTCCCAATACAAATTGACATCAGCAGGGTTATACGGATTATAGCCCAGCAAAATCATGTCCGTCTCAACCATAAATTCTAGATCACTGCTCATATTCATGACAACCTCCAAGTTAGATCAGAACATTATAACTTATTTTTTAGTGGAAAGCAATATTTATTTTAGCGAGAGCTCTTGATCTTGGACGCCCTTATCATAGGCATTCATCTTATCCAGATATCCTCTGTTACGTAGCTCTTTGAATACTAGGTTCTCTCTGGAATATTCACCATACTGCTGGATGCCAGCGGCTCGCATGTTCTTTAGTTTTGTTTTCAAAACATTGACTGCACCCTCGCCCATCTTATTTTTGATTAGATGGTCAATGGCGTGCATATAGTGCTTAACCTTCTGTTTAAGAAGGTGATCGTTCTGATAATCGTAGTCGCACTTACCAGGTTTCTTTAACCATTCATCGTTTTTAAGAGAATAGACGCCCTGATCTTTCGGATATTTAATACTATTATCTTGAGCGTAAGGTTCTAGCGGATATCCATATACATTAACATCGTGAGATAGAGTCCAGAGAGATTTTTTATCCTGGAGATATTCCTCTACGAATTTTGGATCGCTAAACAATTTAGAACGGTCGACGATAAGATGAACATCAATATCAGATTTAGAAGTGTAATTGAAGTTAGTGTTACCACCTGTCATTACGATATCTTCAATCATACTCTTGGGAATCTTAGCAAAGTCAGCCCAAGTCTCGCCGAATTTTATAAGAGCCTTACGAACTTCTGGCTTTATTTTATCGCCATCCCAGAGCTTCTCATTAAGCTCTTCGTGACATTTTAGAGTTATTTTTAACTCGGCAATAAATTCTGAGAAGTTCTGCATATTGATTCCTTTTTGGATTATTTATAAGAACCAATACTTCCACAACCCAACTGCATATATACCAGTAACTATAATTTGGATTGTGATTAGAGACAATTTTCTCCAGTGCCAACCTATCACAAACCACAATAGATTACCAGCAGCACTTACGTATATATTAGCTGGATAGATATTCCATGAAGTCAGAGCAACACCTACGATTAGAACAACAGTTGCTACCCACTCAATAAAAATCCACAATTTCGTCTGCGATTCCATATTTCACTGCTTCCTTTGGAGTTAACCAAACATCTTCTGGTGGTAGTAGATACTTCTTAATAGTTGCTTCGGTTTGACCAGTGCACTTCTTATAATGATCTACAATGCGCTGACTGGTATTATTAAATTCTTTGACTGATGCCATCAATTCATGTTCTTTACCCATAGATCCCCATGAGAACTGGTGGGATAGAATTGCGGTATTTCTAGTAATGTAACGATGTCCTTTTGCTCCCGCCATAAACGTAAGTAGACCACAAGAAGCAATTTCACCAAGTCCATATGTATATACCGGAATCTTTGAACCCTTCATCGTATCGATGAGAGAAAAGGCTGAGGGAACTTCGCCGCCAGGAGAGTTAATAATAAATTTCATAAACTTCGGGCGGTCTTTTTTCATTAGGTTACGGGCAAGAATAAACTTTAATGCTTCGCCCGTAGAACTTGCGTCGAATGTTGAGTTGAATAGATAATAGTGGTGGTCTTCGATATTCGGAATGTCTATTGTTTTGTCTTCTTTTTCTAAATTCAAAATAGCCTCCAAGAAAAAAGGGTGGCACGGACATTGCCACCCTCGTTGTTATTTTTGAATATGCATATGATTATAGTGACCTGGAACTCTCCAGAGCACTGTGTAACCTTCTGATCTTAACTGAGCAGCAAGGTGATCAAAATTGTGTGCATACGCTGAGTGAGCCTCGAAAACGCCACGACCAACATTTACGTCGATCGCACGCCCTGCGTAGTGTGCCCAACCATGATGAACATGGTGCACTCCACCGAATGATGGATGCTCAGACACACGGAGACCCTGATGCTGAAGCTGATGACCAAGAGCTACGATCGAACCTGAGTATCCATCGTCCGCACGCTCAAAGCCATAAGTTGCTTCTCTACGCTCGCTGTAAATGCGAGCCTGTCGTTTGTTTTTAAAACGTAGCTGAGGAGTAACGTCTCCCCAACCATCGAAGATCGATCCAATCGGATCTGGTTCTTCGAGATTTGCTGAATACTGACTATGTTTGCCAGGATGAACTTTTGCTTCTGCCACACTTGCATACGCAAGCACAGCAGCTGCTGTCATCGCAGCTAGAATAATCTTCTTCATTTGGGATTTACCTTTCTGTTATGTGCAACCGACCCTTAACACGGATGGTAATTTAGATGTGCGGTTCCTCGGAAACCAAGGGCACGAGCCACGTTTTGATTGACGTCAATTGTTCTTCCTCTGACGAATGGCCCTCTATCGGTTACAACGGCTTCTACTTGCCTACCATTCGACGGGTTGTGGATACAAACCGTTGTTCCAAATGGTAAGGTTCTATGCGCCACCCCATAGTGATGACGCATACCGGATGCTGTCCGTCCGCTCCGGTCGTTATACCACGAGGCGTTATGTCCGCCACCAGTGGAATAGGTATTTATATGCTTGGAATGCTTGCCATAGGCGACTTGCTGGTGTTGATTCCAACCACCAAATAGATCATCCAAGAAGCCAGCGTTTGCTGTTGTAGAGAAAAGCGCAAATGCTAGCACAATAATATAACGCATAATATATCCTTTCAGATTATAAAGGGAACCAGGAAGCAGTACAAGGCAAAACACCTGTATACTTAGATGAAACTATGTTAAAAGGAATAGTTATTCTGGTTCTATTGTATGGCCAAGGATAAGTTCTATGTTCATCGTTATCGTTTTTGGCCATAATCAGAAGATTATCTTTGTCTTCTAATTCGTAAATATCTTCTGTGTCCAAGAATTTATAGTATGTCGAAGAAGGTTCAACGTCTACGCAAAAGAAACCATGCATACCAAGAAGCATAGCAAATCTATACGAATGGTTATGCCATGGAAAATTACCATTTTGATCGCAAAGGTTTAACCAACAATGTATATAATGTTGCTCTCGGGAATTAGGATTTATTTCAAAGAACATATCTCTAATTTGTTCATGTAATAAACTAAACCCTGGATACCCTAACCTGAATAAATTATATTTGTAACTGACATATCCTAAAGACCACTGTCTGTTGTGTTTAGAATTTTTATCTATATAATTTTCTTTGATTATATCGTATGCAGACCAACATTCTTGTTTGATAAGGTTAAGATCTAAAGATAATTGTTTTTTGAAAATATAATTATTGATCGATTGCATTATCAAACCTTTGGTGGTACTCCGGGAGGGATTCGAACCCCCGATGGAACCGTTATGAGCGGCTGGCCTTAACCACTTGGCTACCGGAGTTTATTATTACGCCAGCAATCTATCTGCAGCAATAGAAGCTGCGAAGGCGTTTGGTTTTACAAAAGGAATGACATTACACATTCCCTTGATGTATCCAACTGCTTCTAAAATAACGCATGAAGATCCATGCTTTTCGTCAGGGTTGATGTCCAGATGTATTTCTGTTTTTCTTTGACCAATAGCTTCTGCTAGATCCAAATACATCTGCGCAGTACGCTGCACTTCATTCATCAAACGCATACGTGGGCGATTCATCTTCTGGTCATAGTCTCTTTCAGATTCTAAATGACCAAAAACTTTACATCCACGGTTGCCATCATAGTGAACAACAACTACAGTACAGTATTCAGCAAACCAAACTTCACCCTTACGGTAACGGGCTGAATCTGAACCGATGTAGATCTTTGTTGACAATGATGTGTTGACAATGAACTCTCTGACTTCGTCCAGATTCAGCTTTTTCATTGTTACATTCCTAGAATGCCGAGACCTAGAAGGCCACGCTTACCCTTTGGAGTAATGTCAACAGAGACATCATCACCATCGT